GATCACATGAGTTTGCCACCAGCAGTTGCCAAATGGTTGCTTCGCCCGAATGTCACGCCGGTCACGATGTCACCGCATGGGCAACGCCAACTCGAGGCGGCAGGTATTGCCAGCACTTACATCCCGCACGCGATTGACACTAAGGTTTTCAAGCCTCGGGACACGATGAGTGACGGGGTGAAGGCGCGCGACTATCTTGGGGTGAAGCCTGACGAGTTTCTGGTGGGCGTGGTGAGCGCGAATAAGGCCAACGGGTTGATTCATCGCAAGGCTTACAGCGAACTGATTTTGGCGTGGTCTATCTTTCTGAAGTCTTACCCAAAATCAAAACTCTACATTCACAGCGAACCGTCGAGTGCGATGGGCGGGTTTGACCTGCCGGTTTTGTTACAGGCGTGTGGAGTCTCCCCGGAGAGCGTGATTTTCCCGGAGCGTGACCGGTTACGCAAAGGCTACTCGCAGGAGGATATGGCTGCCCTTTACAGCGCGTTTGATGTGTTGGCTAACCCGTCCTACGGCGAGGGGTTTGGGATTCCTGCCATTGAGGCACAAGCCTGTGGCACGCGTGTGATTGCGTCGGGTTGGGCGGCTAGTGCCGACCTGGTGGCTGGGGATGGTTGGTTGTTGCAGGGTGTGCCGTTTTGGGATGAACCGCAAAAAGCGTGGTGGCAGATACCGCTTGTGGATTCGATTCATAGTGCCCTTATGGAGGCTTACAAGGCCCCTAGGGGTACGTCTAAGGTTGCCCGTGAGTTCGCGTCCCAGTTCGATGCTGAACGGGTCTGGAAATGGGGTTGGCTGCCGTTCTTGAGGGAGTATTTTGCTAGTTGATTTTGTATCGTATTCGGGTGAGGCTGAAATGTTGCAAGCACGTCTGCAACACATGGAAGCCGATTTGACGATTGTTTATGAGTCCACACGTTCGTTCACTGGGTTGGACAAACCGGTGTCTGATTTGAGTGGCCTTGAGGACGTGTTGCATTACGTCGTTGAGGGCGGCACTGATCCGAACCCGTGGGTGAACGAGTATGCGTTTCGGCGTGAGGCGTTCGCCTACCTGCTGAGTTTTGGATTGCCTGATGATGCTCTCGTGGCCGTGTGCGATGTTGACGAGTTTCTTAACCTCGAGCTGATACGGCCTGAGTTGTCTGTGTGGAGTATCACCAAATATCAGATGTCTGCCCGGTGGTTTCAGCAAGTGGAGTGGGCTTCGCTTTCGGGCGAGCTGGGGCATTTCAAAGATGCGGACATTGTTGATTTGATTCGCACGCGGGAGAACCTGCCGGCGATTCGTGGCGGTTGGCACTTCTCATCGTTTCTGACTCTCGAGGATTTGCAAACCAAATGGCGCAACTTCTCACATCAGGAGTTGGTGCGCGAGAACATGGATCAGTGGGTGGAGAAGTGTTGGGTGGAGGGTTTGGCGGTGGAGAACGGTAACCCGATGACTCAGTTGGCTGACCTGCCTGACCTGCCGGCTGCGGTGTTGGATGGCCCGGCGTTTTGGTTTCGGGGTCGCGATGATTCCTAGCATGATTGTGCCCACGTTGACCAGGCATGACCTGTTGACTCAAATGCTGAAAAGCATTGACTACCCGGTTGGGTTGCTCATCATTATCAACAACAATCCGAACGCGAACTTTGAGGGCACTGATTCGATACCGGATTGTGTAGCGGATTATCGGGTGTTGAATATGCCGTCGAATCTTGGGTGTGCTGGTTCTTGGAATCTTGGTATCAAGTTGACACCTTTTGCGCCGTGGTGGTTGGTGGCGAGTGATGATGTGGTTTTTGAGCCTGGTGCGTTGGAGAAGTTTGAGCGCGAGTGTTGGTCTGATCGGTTGACGATTTCGGATGAGTGGCCTTTCTATCAGTTCTTTGGTGTCGGGGAAATGATTGTCGCGCAAATCGGGCTGTTTGATGAGAATCTGTATCCGGCAAATTTTGAGGACGACGATTACCAGCGACGGTGTGAGGTTGCCGGCGTGAAGATTCACCGGGCGAGTGCGCCACATTCTCATGTGAAGCAGGGAACGGTGCATGATCCTGAGTGGGTTGAACATAACGCGCGCACCTACGGTTTGAACGAAACGTATTTCGTGCGAAAGATTGACCGCGACGACGTGAGTGCTGGTGAGTGGTCGTTAAAGATTCGACGGGCAAACGATTGGGGCAACTGATGGCGCACCTGTTTTATGGGTGTGACGCGGTAAACTAGAAGCATGGCCATTGTCAACGGATATTGCACGCTTGCTGATTTGAAGGCGGCGTTGCGCGTGCAGGATTCCATCGACGATTCGTTGCTTGAGTTGGCTATTGAGAGTGCCAGCCGCGAGATTGACGGCTACTGCGAGCGCGTGTTTTACAGCACGTCGGCCACAAGGATTTATGCGCCGACAAACATTTACACAGTGACCACTGACGACATCATTTCTGTGACGACTCTAAAAAGTTCCAGTGACGGTGTGACGTATGACATTACCTGGGCGACAAGCGATTACCAGCTTGAGCCGTTGAACGGTGTCGCCGGTGGGCTTGTTACCCCGTTCACTCGGATTCGCGCCACGGGCAATTACTTGATGCCCACCTTCTCGGTTGGCACGTTTTACGAACTTGAGGCTTTGATTCAGGTTGTGGGCGTGTTTGGTTGGTCGGCGGTCCCGGCGGCTATCCGCCAGGCTACGGTCATTCTTGCGATGCGTTTGTTCAAGCGTTTGGATTCGCCTATGGGCGTGATCAGCAATGACCTTGGTTCGATGCGTGTGGGCCGTGTTGATCCTGACGTGGAGGCGTTGCTGTCGCCGTTCCGTAAGGTGAGCGCGGGCTAGTGGCTATTGCTGAGATTCGCGCCGGGTTGGCTGCGAACATTGCCACCATTTCGGGCTTGCGTGTTGCCGCTGAGATCCCCGACAACCCGAGTCCACCTATCGCGGTAATTAGCCTCAATAGCATCACCTATGATTTGGACTTTAACCGGGGCATGACGGTCTATAACTTTACGGTGACACTTATTGTTGGTCGTGTGGCTGAACGGGACGCACAGCGCAAACTGGACGCTTATGCGGGTAACGGTGAGCGTTCGATCAAGACGGCGGTGCAGTCAGATCGAACCCTTGGCGGCACGGCTTTCGATTGCAGACTCTCTGAAATGAGTACCCTCGGCGGTGTTACAATTGGGGAGACAACTTATGTTGCCGCCGACTTTGCAGTTCAGGTCTATTCAGAATGATGGAGAAATAAAAAATGGCAAAATTCGTGCTCACCGATGTGAAGACGACTATCAACGGTGTGAACTTTTCTGACCACCTCAACTCGGTCACAATCGACCTCACTGCTGACGAGGTTGAAACCACGGCGTTCGGCGGTTCGGGTTTCCGCACCCGCGTGGGCGGCCTAAAGGATGGAAGCATCACGCTTTCGTTCCACAACGATTTCGGCACGTCGGGTTCTGAGGCTGTTGACTCAACGATTTGGTCGCTGTTCAACACTGCTGCAACCGTGGTCGTAACCCCAACCTCGAGCGCGGTCTCACAATCTAACCCGTCTTACACGGGCGTGTTCCTGGTATCGCAGGTCAACCCGATTAGCGGATCTGTTGGTGACCTTGCCACGCGCGACCTGACGTGGCCGACTGCTGGTACTGCTGGTATCACGCGAGGCACTGCGTAACCATGAACCCGATTAACCTACTCATCAAGTTCGTGGACGGTTCGTCGAGAGAAGTGACGGCTATCGTCAGTGACCTCATGAAGTTCGAGGACAAGTTCGACAAGAGCGTGTCCGACTTCGCTAAGGGCGTTCGTTTGTCGTGGATGGTGTATATCAGCTGGACGGCGGAGACGCGCACGAAGGCCACCAGCCTCGACTTCGACGCATACGCCGACACCATTTCATCGGTGGAAGTTCCAACCCAAAAAAAATAAAGGGGCTGGGGGCAACCTCAGTCCATTGGAATCTTGCAGTGATCGCGTGCGAAACCGGAATCAGTCCGCGCGAACTCGTCAAACTGTCGCCCAGAATGCTTTGGACAATCGAGAAGTATCTAGCGGCTAAGCATCGGCCTCGCTCCTAGGCGGTAAACTTAGGCTTAGGGAGTCTTTGATGATCAAGTTTGACTATGAAGCTGTGGGCGTGCGCGAAATGGTTGCGCGCCTCAAAGACATTGATCCTAAGCTCGTTTCTGAGTTTCGAAAAGAGTTAAAGGGCACTGCTCAGGATATGTCGAGCACTATCAAGTCTCGCATTTCGGTTACTCCCCCGCTGTCCGGCATGGGTGGTTATACGCCTTACGCCTTGAAGTGGGAGGGTGCTAAGACTCGTGTTTCGATTTCTTTGGCTGGTTCTAGAGGACGGGACATAACGCCACTGTTTTCTATCAAGGTGGACAGTCCGCCGGGTTCACCTGGTTATATGGCTGCAGAGGTTGCCGGTAATCCTGGCGCGCGAACGCGTAAGTCTATTGTGTCTCGCACGAAGTGGGGCGGTTCTCAGGCGGGTGGGCCGCAAGGTCAGTATTTGATTGCACGCATGGTGCAAAAGTTTGGCCCGTTGAAGGGCAAGGGCGGTAACCGTATTGCGTGGAAGTATTTTTGGGAGCAACGCGACTTGTTGAATCGGGCG